TCAAAAAATGTTTTCAATTATACCTGTTGCACGCTTCATCATATCATCATTTACATGGCTATAAATTTTCATAGTTTGCTGGACAGTATGCCCGAGCAATTTAGCAGCAGTTTTAAAATCTACTCCGCTACTTATTAACATAGTGGCATAAGTATGTCTAAGCTCATGAATTGTAATATCGTACCCCTTTCTTTTAAGCAATCTATTAATACATATACTTATTGAATCGGTATTGTTAAATTTAAAAATTCTATTATCTATATTAACAACATTAGAGCATTTTTTCAACTCATTTAATGTTTTTGGCGGAATAGGAACTTCTCTATTTGAATTTTTACTTTTCAAGGTTCCAAAGTCAAATATATTAGCTTTTTCGCTTTCTTTATTATTAATTCTAATTTGTTTCCATTGTTTGTTAACTTTAATTGTGTTGTTTTTAAAGTCTATATCTTTCCAAGTTAGTCCTAAAATTTCCCCCAATCTTAAACCGCAAGTTCCTGCAATTAATAAAAGAAGGTAATACTTACTTTTTATGAAATCTTTAAATAAATTATCAAGCTCCATTTTATTTAACGCTTTCTTAGTTATCTCAGCTTTTTCCTTTGCTATTTTAATACCTTTAGTTGGCATTTTGTAAAGCAAATTATATTCATCTATTGCAGCTCTAAAGATAGTATTTAATTTGCGTAAATAGTCTTTAATAGTATTCACATTTAAACCTTTTTTCATAAATTTATCTATAGATTGTTGAATATCTAAATTCGATATTTTACATATTTCAATATTGTCTAAAGATGAAAAATTATTTAATACTGTTTTGTATGCCAAAATTGTATTAACTTCACTATACAAGCTTATATGTTCAATATAAATATCAGAAAATTGTTTGAAGGTTAATCCTTCCATAGTTGGATCTACAGGTTGAATTTTAACTTCTTTCTTTAGCTCATCCAGAGCTTTATCCATTGAGGTTTTGGCATCTTCTTTCTTTTTAAACCCTTGTTTACTTTTAGTTTTCCATTTGTCATTAACTTTATAAGTAATTATAAATTGATAACCTTTATCTTTCTTTCTTATTAAGGTTGAGTATTGCATACTCTATTACTCCTTTACAAATTATTTAATCACTTATGTGTAAAAATATTTAGCCATTTCTTTTAGATATTACATACTTTATAAAATTAATTATTTCGTCCTGCTCATTTTTTGAAAAAGTTTCATTATCAAAATGTGAAGCTATACCATAAATACTATTTTTAGAATCGAAACCATTCAATGCTTCTTCTGCTAGTGTTGTAATCTTATCTATAGTTCCTAAAGCCATATCTAGTTTTTCTTCGGTGGACAATAATTTGTTTAATGGTATTTCTAAAGCATTAGCAATTGATTCAAGCTTTTCTAAAGCAGGATTTGTAGCTTTATTATTTTCTAAATCACTTAAATAGCCCAAAGATATACCTGTTATTTCTGATAATTTATTAATGCTTATTTTCTTCTCTTTTCTTACTTTTCTAATATTTGTACCCAACATTAAATTTCACTCCTGTTCATTATCATAGAACAATAATACAATTAAAAAAGTTCATTGTCAACGAAATTTTATAATATTTTAAGTAATTTAAAGGAAACAAACGCTAGTTTGCATTATTCGTCTTTAAAGAACATAAATAGCCTTTGTTCGATAGTATCGAATATGATATTATACACATATAAAGTTCGTTGACGGCGAATAAAAGAAAGGAGATATAAAAAGTGAATAAAATAAAAGAGCTCAGAACTAAATTGGAAATGACAGTTAGAGAGCTTTCCGAAAAATCTAGCGTTGCAGTAGGATATATCAGTACATTAGAAAATGATTCTACAGGTGATACCAATCCCACAAAAGATGTTATGGAAAGAATATCATTCGCTTTAAATGCATCAGTTCCAGAAGTATTTTACCAAAGTTAAGGGGGATAAAAATGGAAAAGCTATTAACTCAAAAAGATTTAGCTGAAAGATGGCAAGTGACAACTAAAGCAATAGAAAACTGGAGAAAAGAAGGTGTATTAAAGCAAGTCGAAGGAGTACCTGCAATAAGATTCAATCTTCACTACATAGAAAAATTGGAAGGTACTCAAGTGGAAAAATTTTCCCCATTAGAAAGAAGAAGGCTAGAAAAAGAAAATGAGGAACTTAAACTTGAAAATCAAAAATTAAAAACTATTGTTTCAAATATTCTAGCCGAAAGTGCTAAACTGTCAAATTATATTCAACTAAGCAAGTAAATTTTAAGGAGGAAAATAATTGAATAATTTAATACCAGTAGAGTTTAATAAACAAAGGATAATGACAACAAAGCAATTGGCTGAAGCCTATGGAACAAAAGAAGAAAACATCAAAACGAACTTCAACCGAAATTTAGAAAGATTTATAAAAGGCAAGCATTATTACCAACTGATAGGTGATGAATTACAAGAGTTCAAAAGGGTAGTAACTGATTGTAACGACCCTTCAATAAAGTTTGCAAGTGTGCTAAATCTTTGGACAGATAGGGGAGCTGCAAGACATGCGAAAATTCTTCAAACAGATGAAGCTTGGGAAATATACGAGCTATTGGAAGAAAACTACTTTAATCCAAGACAAAATAAACCTTCCTGCATAGAAGATGTTTTAATCCAAAGTTTACAAGAAATGAAGGACATGAAATTACAGGTCCAAGAAGCTAAGCAGCAAGCAACAGAGGTTAAAGAAGAAATTCAAGCTATAAGAGATGTTATAGTTCTTAATCCAAATAGCTGGAGAAAAGACACAACGGCATTAATAAATAAAATAGCTCTTAATGCTGGGGGATATGATCATATAAAGGCTGTAAGAGAAGAAAGTTATAAATTGCTTAATGAAAGATTCGGCGTAGATATTCATACAAGGATTACCAATAAACGTAGACGTATGGCAGACGAAGGTGCTTGCAAATCAAAGAGAGACAAGCTCACTGCATTAGATGTAATTGCAGATGATAAAAAGCTTATTGAAGGTTATGTAGCTATCGTAAAAGAAATGGCTATTAAATATAAGGTTGCATAGGAAGGAAGGGTAAAGATGAATTTTGAAAAGATAAAAGGCTATAGCAAGCTGTTGCCTAACCAAAAACTATTATTTCAGATGATTTTTGCTAAGCATCAAGCTAGTTTAGGAGCTGAAGCTAAAAAAGATTATGATCCTAAATCTGTAAAGTACGAGGGCAAATTTTTCAGGGTTACCTTTAAAAATGGAGAATGGCTGCATTATATGTCTGACGGCACTTGGTATTAGAAAGGAGGTGAGAAAGCTGATGGACTTAAGTAAAATTTCAACTAAAGAATTAGTTAGCGAATTAGAAAAAAGAGAAGGTGTAGAAATAACTATAGCTGAGCCTTATGAAGATAAAGAAGTTAAAGTCAATGGCCCAGCAATAGTATTGGTAGTAATTGATTAAGCTACTTTACGCCAAGTGTATTGGTTCTTAATAAAAGCATGAAAAAATGAACCATGTGATGAAGCGTTCATTAAGTTACTGTAAATAGAAGAAGGAACATTGAAATACTGATAAATTCCGCCAGAATTAAATTCTATTTCTAACGTTCCTACTAAAGCGTCGTAGCCAACAGAATGTAAATCACTTGAAGTAACATATTTTAAGGAGGTAGCAAAATGATAAGACAAGCCTTAGAAGCAAAAGGAATACAGCTAAGTAATTCAGAGTTTGCAGTAGTAATGCAAATAACCACAGACGACATAAAGTTCAATCGCATAGGTTTTAAAAAGAGGACAAGCATTGAATATGTATTAGATATTGCTGTAAAGTCTGCAGCAGTCTTGGGGAGGTGTTAGAGCTAGAAAATAAAGAAATTACTTAGCTATTGGAGGAATGATAATGAAATTAGATTTCGGAGACCACCAAATTGTCACTGACGAAAGGCAATTCATAGTACAAAAGAAGAAAACTGTTCAGCCTGGAAGATTTACTAAAGAGGAGAATGTCGGTAAGGAATATTTTGAAGATGATGCCTATTGTACAAACCTTAATTCTGCTTTGAAATTCCTTAGAAAATCCATTCTTTTAGATAATGATGACTTATTGGTTATCATGAAAAAATTAAGCCAATTAGAAAGCAAAATAGACGAATTTACAAAGATGCTAAAGGAAGAAACATAAAAAAAGAAGCTCTCGGAAGAGCTCAAAAATAAAAATTCTCATTTAAATTTTAATATGAATTGGAGGAAAAATCAATATGAAAGCTTATAAAGGTTTTAATAAAAATTTACAATGCAGGGGTTTCCAGTATGAATTAGGTAAGGAATACGAACATGAAGGAGAAGTAAAAGCTTGCGAAGGTGGTTTCCATAGTTGTGAAAATCCATTAGATGTTTTTGGTTATTACGGTCCTGCTGACAGCAGATATTGCGAGGTTGAAGCTGATGGAGATATTTCTACAGATTCCCAAGATAGCAAAGTAGCTTCTAGAAAAATTAGGATAGGCCTTGAAATTGGAATCAAAGGAATAATTGAAGCAGGAGTTAAGTTCGTCCTTGATAGAGTGGATTGGAATAATAAAAAAGAAAGCAATGACGAAGATTACTCTGCAGCCACAAACACAGGATACCAAAGTGCAGCCACAAACACAGGAGACCGAAGTGTAGCCAGCGTAGAAGGTAAAGAGTCCGTGGCTATGGCTATGGGTACCCAAAGTAAGGCTAAAGGCTCTTTAGGTTGTTGGATAGTTCTTGCAGAATGGTATCGTGATGAAGAATATAACTGGCATATTAAAGAGGTTAAAACTGCTAAGATTGATGGGGAAATAATTAAGACAGATACTTATTATTCTCTTGCAGATGGTAATTTTATTGAAAGCGATGGGATGTAAAGTGAAAGAATCAATAGTCGGCTATTTAACAGCCTTAGCAAATATACATTCGGATGCAGTTGAAAATCATTGTGGCGCTAATATAATTGCTGTAAATCTTCACAGAAGTTTTGTAAATGAACTAAATGCATTATTGGATTTTGTTGAAGATATTCCTGAAGAAAATACTGAAGCTTTGCAGTTAAAAATTAAAATCAAAGATTACGAAGAAAGTCTTAGAACAATGACAGTAGTTGAAAAGAACTTACATAAAAAGATTGCAGAACTTACTTTTACAAATAAACTGATGACAATGCTGGGAGGGAAAACAAATGGTTAAAGAAATTGTTTTGAAAAGCCTTAAGATAAAGAATTTTAAGGGTGTAAAGGATCTAAGTATAGACTTCGGAAAAGTTACTAACGTTTTTGGTGATAATGGGACAGGCAAAACTACTATTCAGGATAGCTTTTCATTCTTGTTATTTGATAAAGATTCCAAAGATAGCACCAAGTTTGATGTGCAGCCTTTGGACAAAGATAATAACCCAATCCATAACCTAGAAACAATTATTGAAGCAGCGCTTCTGATTGATGGAAAAGAAGTAATTTTAAAGAGAGTTTACAAGGAAAAGTACAGCACAATTAGAGGTACTTCTAAGCAGGAATTTAAAGGGTATGAATCAACTTATTACGTAAATGAGGTTCCAAAGAAGGTTAATGAATATAAAGCCTATATAGGAGAGCTATTAGAAGAGAACCTTTTTAAGTTAATAACTAACCCACAATACTTTGCAAACCTTCCTTGGAAGGACAGGAGAGTAATTATAACAGAAATTGTAGGAGACTTAGACCATAAAGCTGTCATAGATTTTAAAAAGGATTTAGAGCCCTTACGAGCTTATTTAAACAATAATACAGTTGATGATTTTATAAAAGCTAATAAGTCTAAAATTGCTCAGCTTAAGAAAGATAGACTGCAGATACCAGCAAGAATGGATGAAATCAATAACTCCATACAAGAACTTGATTTTGAAGCCTTCTCTTCACAGAGAAAAGATATAGCTGCGAATATAAAAAGTATTGATGAGCGGCTCCAGGATAAAAGTAAAGCAAATGAAGGACTTTATAAGCTAAAGACCTTATTGCTAGATAAGCAGCAAAAGCTAACAGAACTTGAGTATAAATTCAGAACAGATGTAAATAAACCAAGGGAAGCGCTTCAGGACAATATAAGAAGCACTGAAATAAATATCAAACATTTAGCCATGAATATTGATGAATTAGTGAAAGAAAAAGAGAAGAAACAAAATTTCATTGTTACTTCTATGGAGCCGGAGAGAAATAAACTTTTAAAAACCTATAAGGATACTCAGAGCTTGAAATTTGAATTTGATGAAGAAGAATGCAAGTGCCCAATGTGCAATCGTAAATTTGAAGCTGAGGATATTGAGAAGAAAAAGGTGGAGTTAGAAGAAAGGTTCAATTTAGAAAAGGCTAGAAGACTTGAAAAAAATGTTGATGAAGGCAAAGCTGTGAAAAATGAAAAAGATAAGTTAGTGAAGCAAGTTGATGAATTAGTTACAAAAATTGAGAAAGAAATAGATATGTTGGATGCAGCAGGAAAGTCACTTGTAGATCTAAAAGAAAAATTAAATAAGCTAACTGGAGTTCCAGTAGGAAAGCCTCAAGAAATTATTAATGTAGAAAATGAAATTGAAAAGTTAAAAGCCGAGATAAGCAGTTTTAAAACTGAAGATGTTTCTGAGTTAAAGGAAAGAAAGCAATACTTACAAACAGAACTTCAAAACATAGACAAGCAGTTAGCCTATAAAGAAATTAATGAAAAAGCTGAGAGCAGAATTAGAGAGCTAGAGGAAGAAGAAACAAGGCTAAGCGAAAAGATAGCAGAGCTTGAAGGCCTTGAGATTCTTTCAGAAGAGTTCATTAGGACAAAAGTTGAGCTGCTAGAAGAAAGAGTAAATTCAAAGTTTAAGTATGTAAAATTTAAGATGTTTAGAAATCAAATCAATGGTGGACTGGAAGAGTGCTGTGAGCCTTGTATTAAAGGAGTTCCTTTCACCAGTAACCTTAATACAGCAGCCAGAATAAATGCAGGCTTAGATATAATTAACACTCTATGTAACCACTATGGTGTAAATGCTCCAATCTTTATAGACAACAGAGAATCTACTAACAGAATTATTGAAACAAGCAGCCAAATAATTAACTTAATAGTAAGTAAGGATAAAACTTTAAAAACGGAGGTAATGTAAATGATAACTAAGACATTTATTTGTGATATGTGTAAAAAAAGTGTGGGTGAATCTGAATTATTCCAAGTTAGTACAAGCTTAACAATTCCAAAACAAAGTAATACCTATTCTCGAACACTTGCTAGTTCTACTAAAGACATTTGCAAAGATTGTTTAAAGGCTAAGGGAATTGTTACAGAAAAATCAGATGATGATAAAAAGAATGATGCAATTTCACAAAACAATCAAAAGACATTTGAATCTAAAGTATTAGATTTGCTTGAAGATTTGGGCGTCGCTTTTACAGAATAAATTTTTAGGAGGAAATATAAATGATAGAGAATAAAAACAGTGCTGTGGCACTATTAGAAAAAGAAATGGTTTATACAGTAGGTGAAGAAGAAGTAAGACTTACAGCAAACATTGTTAAAAGTTTTATAGCTAAAGGTAATAAATCGGTAACAGATAGAGAAGTTGTAGTATTTATGAATCTTTGTAAGTACAGAAAATTAAATCCATTCCTAAATGAAGCTTATCTTGTTAAGTTTGGTGATGAAGCTCAGATAGTAGCTGGAAAAGAAGCTCTTATGAGAAAAGCAGAAGAAAGTCCAAGATACAAGGGTCATAGAGCTGGAATAATAGTTGCAAGAGGTAAAGAAATACTAGAACTTGAAGGTTGTTTTAAGCTTCAAAGTGATGTTCTAGTTGGAGGCTGGGCGGAGGTATTTGTAGAAGGAAAAACCTATCCAGTAGTTGCAAAAGTTGCCCTATCTGAGTACAACAAAGGTCAAAGTACATGGAAAGCTATGCCTTCAACAATGATTCGTAAGGTTGCATTAGTACAAGCCCTGAGAGAAGCATTTCCTACAGAACTTGGCGCTTTATATTCAAAAGAAGAAGTAGGAATTGACGAATCTAAAATAATTGATGTGCAACACGAGGTAAAAGAAGAAATTAAACAGGAAGCTAATCAAGAAGTAATTGACATTAAAGAAGATGAAGAATCTATTAAAGACACTACGCCAATAGTTGAAGCTGAAATAATTGAGCCACAGGACGAGGATACACCTTATTAATGATTAAAGTATTATCCAGTGGATCTAGTGGTAATTGCTACATTATACAGGCAGGAGAAGAAAAACTCCTGCTTGAGTGTGGCATAGACCATAGAAATATACTAAAAGGACTTGGTTATAGCATTAAAGGCGTAGTTGGATGTCTAATAACCCATAAACACTCAGACCACTGTAAAAGCTTTAGGTGGGCATTTGAAAATCTTCCAAAGATAGTTGCCCCTATAGAAGTCTTAGAGAAACATCAATGTAAAGACTTGCACAAAAGTATAGTAGCTAACAATAAAATAACATTTAAGCTAGGTGGATTCACTATAATGCCGTTTAACTGCCAACATACCAATTCTGACACTTCATACTGCGAAAACTTAGGATATTTAATACAGCACAAATCAATTGGAAAAATACTATTCGCAACTGACACATATTATCTGAAATACAGATTTAAAGACGTGGACCATATACTTATAGAATGCAATTATTCAGAGAAAAGCATAGAGGCACTAGAGCCGCATGAACAAAGAGTATTTAAGTCCCATATGAGCTTAGAAACATTAAAATGCACACTTGAGACTTGGGATTTATCTAAGACTAAAACAATTACATTAATTCATCTATCTAAAAACAATGGAGAACCTTTAAGGTTTAAATGTGAAGTAGAAAAATTAACTGGTATACCAACTTACGTTGCAGTACCAGAATTAGAAATTGATTAAAGGAGGAACTCAATGAAAGATATACAAGAAGTTAAAAATAAAATTATAGATCTTTTAAGCAGCACCGGCAAAGCTGGAATAGATAAAGTAGTTAAGTATTTAGAAGAAACAGACTTCTTTATTGCTCCAGCTTCTACAAATTATCATGGAAATTACGAAGGAGGACTAGCAGAACATAGCTTAAATGTATATGAGCTTTTAAAGGCTAAGAATAGTCAATACGATTTAGGCTTATCGGAAGACACAATGATAATAACTGCTATTCTTCATGACGTCTGCAAAATTAACTTATATCATAAGTGTACTAAAAATAGAAAAAACGACAAAACGCAGAAATGGGAAAGTTACGAGGGTTATGGGTATGAAGATAGCTTTCCTATAGGACATGGTGAAAAATCAATAATTAAGCTCCAGCAATTTATAAAGCTTACTAAAGATGAAATTTTAATGATTAGGTGGCACATGGGAGCCAACGGAGAAAATTGGCAAAATACGAGTTCAATGAGCAACGCTTTCGGTATGTGTAAAGGAGCCTTAGCATTGCATACTGCAGATATGGAAGCAAGCTATCTTCTGGAGGAACATTTTGAACCAGGAGAGAACCAAGAACAAACAAGGTTAAGGGGAGTGAGGTAATGAATAAAATACATCTTATAGGAAGATTAACAAAGGATCCTGAACTAAGTTTCTTACCAGGCAGTGGCACTGCAATATCTAAATACACCATGGCAGTTAATAGACCAAGACCTGATAAATCAAAACCTCAGGAGGCAGATTTTATAAACTGTGTTTGTTTCAGTAAAAGAGCAGAAACAATAGCTAATTTTGTTAAGAAAGGTCATTTATTTGGCTGCAGTGGAAGGCTTCAAATAAGTAAATATGTTGATAAAGATGGAGTTAATCGTTGGAGCACAGATGTATATGTAGAAGATTTTGAATTTCTACAACCGAAGGGGAATAACAACACTGGTCAAAGTAATGGTTCTCAAGTTCCTACAGCAAATTCTAGTTATTCCGCAATGAATTTTGAAGGTTCTATTTATGAAGATGAAATGACACCCATAGATGATGGAGATATACCATTTTGAAGACGGGGCCACTTAATGGCTCCTAAAAATAAAAGGGGTTAATTATGAATAAGGTTGAGATTATTCTATTCATGACAGCAACAGTTTCATTGATTGCGACTATGGTTATTCATAAGGAGAATGAAAGTTTAAAAAATGCTAATAAAATTAAGGTCCATACTTGCAAATATAACGAAAATCCACATTGTTATGAAAGAGCTTGTGGGTACTGCAGCAGTAAAAAGGAATGTGACATCTGTTGTGGTGGCAAGTGCAATAAATGTACAGTTCATAATGTTGAATATTTTGAAAAGGGGTAAGGGAAATGGGAGATCAATTAATTGAATTAAATTTAAGCTATAGAGATATGCACGCTATAAAGCACGCACTTCAAAATGTTGTTAGGCAGAAAAATAGAAGACTAGAGCATATATGTACAGAAGAAATGGCCTGGAATTATGACTATGAACTACAGGAAGAAATAGATAGGTTAGATAAAGATCTTATTCAAGAAGAATCGCTAATTACACTGTTTGAAAAAGAAATTGAAGATTTTAAAGCTAAGTACATTTTAAGCAATTTTAAAAAGGGGGCTGTTTACAATGCAGAATACACTAGGAGATTTAAATAATCATTTGTTCGCACAATTAGAAAGATTGGGAGACGAAGATCTACAAGGAGAAAAGCTTCAAGAAGAGATAGAGAGAGCTAAATCAGTAACATCTATTGCAAGTCAAATAATTTCTAACGGAAATTTAGTATTACAAGCTGAAAGATTTAAAGCAGAAACATTAGGAAGGAGTAGTGCTAATGCTCCTAAGATGTTAGAAGGTTAAGCTATGAAAGGTAGATCGCAAGGAAGTAAAAATAAAGCATTGCACATATGGACATCTGAAGAAAAGGAATATTTAAAGCAAGTAACACCTGGACACCATCACACTGAAATACTAGATTGTTTTAATAAAAAGTTTGGCTTAAATCTATCATTAGGGCAGATAAAAGGCGCAATAAAAAGGTATAACTTGAACACTGGATTTACAGGACAATTCAACAAGGGGAATATCCCATTTAATAAAGGGCTTAAAGGTGTAGGAGGTTGGGAACCTACTCAATTCAAAAAAGGAAATACACCTAAAAACTATAAGCCTGTTGGTACTGAACGAGTTAATGGTGATAATTATGTCGATATTAAAATTGCAGATCCCCACAAGTGGAAAGGTAAACATATTTTGATTTGGGAAGAACACAATGGGCCTGTACCCAAAGGATATGTTGTTATATTTGGGGATGGTAACAATCGTAATTTTGACATTAATAATCTAGTTTTAGTATCTAGGCAACAGCTGTTAATAATGAATAGGTACAAGCTAATACAAAATGATACTGATTTAACCAGGACGGGAGTTATTATAGCAGATGTTTATTCAAAAATTAGTGAAATAAAATCTAAAACTAAATAGGAGGTTTAATTAATGAGTAAGAAAGAAGAAATATATGAGTTTTTAAAAAGTAATACACATCTTCAAAGACAATCAGCTATAAAAAGGGTTATGGAAAAATTTGAAGTTACTGAAACTACAGCAGCAACTTATTATGCATCTTGGAGAAAAGAGTATATGACACCTAGCATTAAGACTGCAGCAGATATTAAGAACTCCATAAAAGTCGATATAGAAAAAGCAGTTAAAGAAGCAGGTACAAAGATAACAATTGAGACACCCAAAGAAGAAAAGATTATTCCTGTAAATGAACCAAAGAAAGAAACAATAGCAAAGGATCCAAAAGGAATAAGGCTAATTCCAGTTATGTTTAAAGGCCCGGTGTTCACATTTTCTATCAATCAAGATGGCATAAAAATAATTGATGGTGAAAGTGAATTGATAACTGAGGATATAGTTAAAGAGCAGCAGGCAGCACTTGAGATATACAAGGATTTGTATGTTGGGAAAGTCCTAAAGGAGGCTTACCACGAATAAGAAAGAAGTAATAGAGCAACTGGAAAGCTTAATAGATAGTTCTAAAAGTTTTATAGTTGAAGCTGAAGATGCCGAAGATAATGAAATGTGGCTTAAAGATATTGATGCACTTAACGAAGCAATATGGGCAGTTAATAGACTAGATGAAATAATCGAGATAGACAAGTTAAGGGAAAGAGCTCAGGAAGCTGAAATGCTATTAAGAGAAGTGCAGCCATTCTGCCCGCAAATTGAAAAAAATATGATAAGTGAGTTCTTTAGGAAGTAAGACGGAAACTGAGAATATTATGCAACAACAAGGAGGAATATAAAATGTTATATAAAGGCATAGAAGTTTTAGCAATAAATCCAGTAGTTTATATAAAGAATAATGCTACTGAAATTTGGAAGGAAAATGAAAGATATGTTTTAAACAAAATGGTTGAATTGGGGTTTGATGACTTTGGAGTAGAGAACCCTATAGATGACATGGTTTGTATATATTTTAACGGCAAAGATTGGACTGCTGAAAAGGAACTATTATCAAGTATTTATGATAAATTAAGCAGTAACTTTGAAGAAGTTAAGATTAATTTATATTTGGATGATTGTATAGAAGGCGTAGGAAATACTGTTGATTTAACCTTAGAAGAGTTCTTAAATAGTCTAAATTAATGCTTCGCAATTCAAGAATGTGACGAAGGAAAGGAGTGAAATTTTAAATGAGCAATATTAAAGATATATCTGTATCAGATAGATTAAACCAAAGAAATACATGGGCAACCTTAGAAGATATGCAGAGATATTGCAGTTGCATGTCTGATATGTTAGAAGATTTTATATCGGAAATAGAATTTATTCAAGATGAAAATGAAAAATTAAAAAAAGAATTAGAAGAGCTTGAAAGTGAAAATGAGGAACTTAAAGAGGAAGTTAATGATTTAAAACTTGTGTTGGGAGATTAGTAATTAAATAACCTAACATGATACATTAAAACATTAAAATTGCAACAATAAAATAGAGAGCTGCTACTCTGGACAAGCTTCAGTTCTCTAAAATCTAATGAGATACCTATATTATACCATAGATATCTCTCTATAATATAAAAATTTGGAGGGGTTATATATGTATTCAACAAATTGTAATGAAGAAGTAACAATAAAAATCGTAGGTAAAATAACTCAACAGTTTTCAGAATTTGAAGATCTGCAAAAGCAAATAAATCTAAGAAAATATATTGAAGAAGTTTTATATGGTTATGAGGTTAAGACAAAAGAAACATCACTAGTTGCATCTGATATAGAAGAGAAAATAGTATTGTTTCTGGCAACTAAAAAACTTGAAGGAATGAGTCCTAAAACTATAAAGAATTATAATTATATGCTTGCTAAATTTTCATCATGTTTAAAGAAGCCAGTATCAAGTATAGATACAAATGATTTAAGAAGATACCTTGTAATCGTAGGGAATACTATCCAAGCTAATTCAGTTAACTCGATAATTTATTGTTTAAAAAGTTTCTTTTCATGGCTATTGAATGAAGAGTACATATATAAAAATCCAATGTTATTAATTAAAGCAGCCAAAGTACCAAAGCGTTTGCGCCATGCTCTAACAGACGAAGAAGTTGAAAATTTAAGACAGGCTTGCAAAAGTCCTAGAGAAAAAGCTTTAATGGAATTTTTAATTTCTTCCGGCTGTAGATTAGGCGAAGTTATTGAAATTAATAAGGAAGATATAAATTGGAGTGAACGAAGCCTCAATGTAATTGGCAAAGGGGATAAGGAAAGAAAAGTTTATTTCAGCGTTAAGGCAAAAGTATTACTTAAAAAATATTTAGCTTCAAGAGACGATTTAACACCTGCATTATTCGTTAGTGTTAAACGACCACATGGAAGAATAGGCGGCAGAGCAATAGAAAGAGAAGTTAAAAAGATTGCTGATAGAGCAGGTTTCGAAAAATCTATATTCCCTCACCTAATGAGGCATAGCTTCGCAACTCATAGTATTAATGGTGGGATGCCAATACATGTTTTACAGCACATTATGGGCCATGAAAGTGCAGCTACAACAGAAATTTACGCAGAGTTATCAGATGAAAATATAATGCATGAGTATAAGAGAATTTCTTAAAACAGGAGGTAAAAATGCAAGGTTATTATAAATTTACAGAAACAGAAATTAATAAACTTCTTAAAGAAAATTTGTTGATTTTATATGATACTAGAGAACAGAAGAACCAACATGTTTTAGATTATTTTGATAAAAATAAAATACCTTACAAGAAGCAGAAAATTGACGAAGGAGATTATACTGCGGTTGTAACTAAAAGAGAGGATATGGGAATTTATAGGGATATACATTTCCCTGTAGCGGTGGAAAGAAAAAATAGCGTTGATGAGCTTGCAGGGAATCTTGCGGAAGAAAGTGATAGCAGAGACGATATAAGACTTGTTAGGGAGCTTCAAAGAGCTAAAACAAAAGGTATTAAGATTTATTTAATTGTCGAGGATAAGGACGGTATGAAACACATTAAGGGAGGTAATTACAGAAGTTTGTACAAACCTAAAGCCTTCCTTGGAAGATTATCAAGTATCCAGGATCTATATTTATATGACACTATATTTACCGAAAATGAAAATACCGGATTTGAAATATACAGAAAGCTCTATTACAGTGTTAGAAATTTCTTAAAGGAACTTAATACAGATATAAGCCCAGCAAATGAAGAATAAATTCAAATTTTAACTAAGAAAAGAGGTGAGAAGGTGGAACTTCAGGATATTGATTTAAAAGAATTAATTGAAAGTGAAACTGGAGAGAGATTTAATAGACAAGGATATATTAACTGTCCCTTCCATGGAGAAAAAACACCTTCCTTATCAATTAAATTTTTCCCTGATGCAAATAAATATAAATTCAAATGTTTCGGCTGTGACGTAGCTGGAGATGCATTAGATTTTATTATGAAACTTAGAGATTTAGACTACATTAAAGCTAGAGAATATTTAGGGCTTTCGGTAGAAAAAAGCGTCAAAGAGGAACAATTTGAAAAGGTAAAAGGTTATATTGAATGGGAAATATCTAAATTTAAACAAGGCAGCAAGCTCCTTGGATTATTCCAATTCGTGAACGATAAAGGTGAGATAGCTTATTTTAAGGCTAAATTCATGGACGGAGAAGGCAAAAAGACACTTTCTTACTACCATATTGAGAACGACAAAGTAATTAATAAAAGAGGGGTGGACGAGCTTCCATATAACTTATATAACGTTATACAGGGCATTAAAGATAACAAAGTAATAATTATAACCGAAGGCGAAAAAGATGCAAATACACTTAATTCTTTACTTAAAAAGGATGGGTTTGTTGCAACAAGTATTAAAGGCTGCAAAGACATTACAATGCTGGAAGATGCTAAAATTTATGTTTGCAGTGATACTGGGAAAGCCGGAGAACAATACAAGTGGGAGATCCATAAAGAGCTCTTTAAAGCTTCTGAAGTATTTAAGTTTATAAATCTTCCAGGGATAAAAAGTTTAGGTGATAATAAAGACGTTACTGACTGGCTAGAAGCTGGTAACACTAAAAAAGATTTGCTTAATGCCTTTAATAGGTCCTTGGATCTAAAAAATAAATATGAACTACAGCAGGATGCCGGTGGAATATACAAGATGGTTTACAATGAAAAAAAAGAGATTCACATCAAAACATACTTTACTAATTTCAGATTACTAGAAGCTTCAAGAATAACTTTTATGGATGAGGACCAGGAGGGTGTTAAGTTAATACTAAAATCTTCTACTGGAGCTCATATTGAAAGGATGGGACTAGCTACAGCATTTGATGATATTAGAACTTTTAAAAATTTCTTAGGAACTATAGATCTAGCTTTTAAGGGCAAAATAGACGATTTAACAGACTTAAAAACATGGATAAATAAATACTTTGCTTTAGAAGTTGAAGAAGTGTACAGTGGGATTCAGTTCAAAATTAAAGACAATGAAACATTACTAATAACTAATGAAGGAGCTATAAGTAAAAATAACATTTGTAGCAGTATAAAAAGTGATGGCAGAAATAGTATTGATGTTATAGGAAAAGAAGGGCTAACTACAAGCGAGCTTAGGGAAATAAAAAAGCATATTTTTAGGTTTGCTACACCAGAAAAGACAATTTCTATAATTGGTACCATTATAAATAATCTAGCAGTAGCACAATGCAAGTTCGCAAAGGTAAAATTGCATCATTTGTTAATTGTTGGCGAAGCTGGAAGTGGTAAAAGTACAATACTTGAAAATGTTATAGCTCCAATTTTAAATTATCCTTCTAAAGAAATTAAGTCTTTAGGACTAGCTACAAATTTTAGTTTAATAAAGGACCTATCGGATGGAAATTACAGCATGATATATGAGGAGCATAAGCCTTCCAGGTGGGACAGATATAAAATATCGAAAATAAGTGAAATTTTAAGAAACCTTTATGATGGATCCACAGTAGCCAGAGGGGATAAATCTTTAAAATCTAAAAACTTTTACTTAGGAAGGCCCATAATAATTGCTGGAGAAGAAAGTTATTACAACAATGAAAAGGCTCTAATTGATAGAAGCTGCATTGTGTATACTTCCAAAAATGAAATAACTAAAGAGAGTACTGCAGAAATTAACTGGATAATAGAAAATGAAAAGCTATTAAATAAACTCGGCAAAGATTTAATTGATACTGTTCTCAGGTTATCAGCGGAAGATTATGTTCAGATAAGAAATAAAATTAAACCTAATTTCAATGATCTAAAAGATAGACCTCTGAATACTGCGCTAAACATGGCTATGGGTATGGAAATTTTAAATATTCTGCTTAAAAGCAAAGGTATAAAAACAATAACAGATTATGCTGATCATATAGAGCAGAATATAAAAACAGAAGTGCTAGAGGGTGGCAATGAAGCTCATTCAATAGTTGAGCAAATGCTTATACTTTATAATGACATGATAGAGGACGGAAGGGCGCAAAACTCTGATGAAGTTGTCAGACATAGAGGTGACGGGGTATTTATTAAAACTTCTGAAATGATAAATCAAATTCATGAACATGTAAGCAGAGTTGGAGCTGACATAATGCCACTTGGGTTAAAGGATTTTAAAAAGCAAGCTACTAAGGCGGGATATTTAGAAGGCACATCAAATAAAGTAATAAAATTAGGCACGAAAACCGTAAGGTTTGATACTTACAATAAAGAGATGCTTAAGAAATTAAAAATACACTCTATTGCTCCACCAGACATGCTAAACGTGACAGACACAGAAGATAATGTAATTCCATTTGGTTAGGTTACAAAAATAATAAAAATGTAACCAAAATGTAACCAAAATGTAACCGCAAAAACCCAGTGTTTTCAAGGCTTTATATATATAGTTACAAAGTTACATAATAATAAATATATATATTACACATGAGAGATATTTAAATATTTATTATATATATAAAAGATACGCTCATAGTATTTTAGAAAATGTAACCATAAAAAAATATGTGTGAAGCCTTGATTTATCAATACTTAAAAGGTTGCTTTTATATGTAACCCAAAATGTAACCATGAAGGAGTAAAAAGGCTATGAAGTCTGATAATTCAAAGGTTTATGAGCAATTATTAAGACAAGCTCTGAATGACAAAAAAGAGGCTTTAGAGAGTAAAAATTGGTCTCTAGCAGCTAAAATTGAAGTAAAAATAGCAGATTTGGAAGCAAAAATTAAAGATTTTTGACAATAAAATTATACAATAAATGGAATTTTACTAAAAGTTGAGGTGATAAAATGGATTATATAAGAGAAACAATAGAATATTTAAAGAATTATGATAGTCTAAAACAGTCTCTAATTAATCTAGAAATGGATATTAAAGAGCTAAAATCTAATTTAGATGTAGGCAAAATAGGTGCAATAAATTATTCTGATATGCCAAAGGGAAGTAATGCACAACTTCCTGGTGATGATGTTATAAATAATATATATAGACTTAAAGTTAAAAGAGAAGAGTATGCAATTACTAAAAAAACTTTAGAAAAGATGGACAAGACTTTAGCAGCTTTAGATCCTTATTATGCAAAAATACTTAGAGCTTATTATATTGATGGCTTAAGAGAAGAGTCCTTGTATAAACATACTAACTGTAGTGAAAGAAACTTTTATAGAAGCAAAAATACAGCTTTAAGAGTATTCGCAGTACAATTACATGGTATTAATGCTATAAAATGAAAGCCTTATGAAGGAGGGCAAATAGTGAAGTTAGATTTCTTTGGTTTAATTGAATTTGAAATAGATTGGAAAGCAGTAGCATTTTTAAGTTTAGCACCTGTATTTATTAAATTAATAGAGAAATTAAGTTAATTAATACAATAAAATGATGGCAGAAAGTTGGCAGTGAATTTGACAGAATATATGCTATAATAGAGCTATAGCGAATAATAAAATTCCTCCCAGGGACACCTAGAATTAACTAGGTGCCTTTTTTATTTTAATGAGGTGAGAATTATGAGAGTTGAAATTTGTGATAAAACATCATCTTGTAGTAAGTGCAAAAATAAGTGTAGAGATTATATAGAATATCGTAAAGAAAAAGAGACGATTAGCTTAATGCAGGGTAATGATAGACAACCATTAAAAAGAGAGCATGGAGCTTTAAAGAGGAGGTAATGGTTATGGGTAGACCTAGAACATTTGGAACTTCAGAAGAATTAGAAGTTGTTATAGACCATTATTTTAATAGCATAACCAAAACTAGACAAGTATTTGACACGATCATAATAGGCTATGAAGATGAGGAAAAGAAAAAGCCTATAACTAAGCAAGTTGAAGCTATTAATAATGCTAGAGAACCTATATTTGAAACATATTATTTAGAAATTCCTAGTATTACGGGGTTATGCATTCACTTAGGTATAACTAAAGAAACTTGGTCTGAATACTCTAAATTAGAAATGTTTTCTGACTCGATTACGCGCGCGAAAGAAAAAATTGAAAGATATAACATAGACCAGCTTTACCGCAAAGAACAAGTCAATGGAGTAATATTCAACCTGAAGAATAACTTTGGTTGGAAGGAGAAGCAGGAAGTAGAAAATACTAATATAAATTTAAATAATAATTTAGATCTTACTGGCCTTTCTACCGAAGAAATTAAAGAGCTGCTTAAAAATAAAAATGAATAATATACATTAATATTCATTAGTTTTGCATAAAAATACTGAATAAATGGCTTATTTTATACAGTTTTAGCGTGTATCGTTGCGAATGGCTATTCTAGGAGCAACGAACTAGACTAAATTTTTGTTTAGCGAAATTGTGGGAGCAACGAAGTTTTATTTAAAAGGTGATTAAATGGATAAAGCTGAATATGTTCGTAAAGAACTTGAAAAAGAATTAGCTCGTAGAATATTCTACGAGTTTTGTGTTTACATGGACCCGGTATTTTTTACACATGGGAAAAAACATTTGAAGTTAATAGCAGATGCATTCCAAAGTGTTGCAGATGGAAATATTAAGAAGCTTGCAATAAGTTTACCTCCAAGAGCTGGAAAGTCTTATATAACTTCTTTATTCTGTGCTTGGATGCTTGGTAAAGACCCAAAAGGCAGTATAATGCGTAACTCATATGCTGCTAAGCTTGCAGAAAAATTTTCCAAGGATATTAGAGATGGAATTATAATCTATCCTAAATATAAAGAACTATTTCCAGAAGTGAAACTATCTAAGAATAATCAGGCTGTGGATGGTTGGAGCTTAGAAGGCAACACGCAACCTTCTTATTTTTGTGCTGGTGTAGGTGGTGCTATAACAGGCTTTGGATGTAAACTTGTTGCTATACTGGATGATCCTTTAAAAAACATTGAAGAAGCTCTTTCAGAAACAACTATTGAAAACGTGTGGAACTGGTATACATCAACTCATTTATCACGTTTGGAAAATGATTGTCCAGAAATTCATATTGCCACTAGATGGAGTAGGAAAGACCCAATAGGAAGGCTTACTGATGAAAACTCAGAAGAATATAACCCAGACTTCAAAGTAATTAATATAGCAGCCTTAGACGATAAGGGCAAAAGCTTCTGTGAAGAGATTAAAACTACCAAAGAATATGAGGCTATAAAGAAGGTTACAGATGAGTTTATATGGGAAGCTGAATACATGCAGCACCCTGTGGAAAGCAAAGGTTTATTGTATCCTATAGAAGAATTAAAAAGGTTTTCGCTAGAAGAACTGAAAACAATAAATAAAGATGGTAATAAGGTATTTAAACAAGCTGATGGTATTATTGGTTTTACAGATACAGCAGACAAAGGCTCAGACTTCTTATGTAGTCCTATTGGAAAGAAGTTTGGCGAATACACATATGTTACCGATGTGGTATTCACTCAAGATGGTGTCGAGATTACAGAACCTTTAGTAGCCCAGCAGCTTATAGATACTAAGTGCGAAATCATGAAAATAGAGAGCAATAATGGAGGTTCAAGCTATGCAAGAAATGTAAGAAACCTAATTAAAGGCAAGTGCTATTGTATGGTAATTGACGAACCAACTACGCAGAATAAAGAAACACGAATTCTTATGAATGCTGGATATATCAAAGAATATTTCTATTTTAGAAATGACTATTTACCTGGAAGCGATTATGACAAGTTTATGAGAGCTTTAACCTCTTATATCAAGCTAGGTAAAAATAAGCATGATGATGCTCCAGATGCTGTAACGGGTTTAGCTGAATATGTGAAGTATAGGGTAACTGGTAAATCGAAAAAAGACGAGCATTACAATTTCCCAAGTGAGAGACCTAAGCATGATATATTCGATCCAATAGAAGTTGATGATAGCTACATAAATGGAGGGTGGAATTAATGAAAAAGATAGTATTACCTTTAACAGTTGTTGCAGAAATTAAAGAAAATGGAGTTCTTAAAATATTAGAATCTAACGGATTCGATATGAGATGTAATATCACTGTAAATCATGATATGCATAAAAATATAAATGTGTATGAGCAGGAAGGTGATTAATATAGAAATTTTGATTGGATTAGGTATTGGCTTAGTCCTTTTTTTATGCACAATTAAAGCCTACACGTTAGGAATTAAGCATGGTAAGCAACTAATTAGTAATAGCGTGCCTGATGTTAATTTAAATCCTGTTAAGAGCTTTAAGCAGTATGTGCAGGACAAGGAAACTAAGAAAGAAGATGACTTAATAACAGAAGGATTAAATAATATCTTTAGTTATACCGGAGATCCTCAAGTGAAAGAAGGTGATTAATTTTGCAGAATAACACTCCTGAATTTGATTTATATGTCAAGGGTAGAGATTATAACAATAAATTGCATCCTCCATATTATCCAACTGTAGATAAAAACTACAGATTTTATTCTAATGACCAATGGCATGGTGTAAAGTCTAATGGTTTACCTACACCAGTATTTAATATTCTTAAGCAAATTGTAGATTACAAAATATCTTCTATGACTTCAAATAAGACAAAAATGCAATTTGGTGTTGAAAATATGGCAGATGATTCTCAAGAGCCACAAGACAAAGAATTACAGCAAGTATGTGATATTATCAGCGGCTACTCCGAAACTAAGTGGGAAAAGCTTAAAATGAATAGCTTGCTTAGAGAAGTTTTATTAGATGGTGCTGTATCCGGAGATATGTGTTTTTATACTTACTGGGATTCTACTATTGATTCAGGAAGTACAAACGGTATGGATGCACAAGGTCAACCTGTAAAAGTTATGGGTGATTTTATTACTGAGGTAGTAGATGGCTCAAATGTAATGTTTGGAAATCCTAACAGTAATAAAGTACAGTCTCAACCTTATATTTTAATTGCAGGCCGTAAACTTGTATCAGAACTAAGAGAAAAGGCAAAAGCTAATAAGATTCCAGCGGATGAGATAAATAATATTGTTGCTGATAATGACTACCAAGAGCAAGCTGGAGATAGAGGGAAAATAGAGCTAGATAATGCCGGGGAAGATACAGGAAAGTGTTTATATCTTATTAAGCTATGGAAAGAAAGAAGTGTGGCTCCATTAGTACAACCTAATAAAGTAATGATGAAAATTGTTACTAAGTCTGCAACTATTCAAAAGGATACTGATACTGGCTTAACTCTTTATCCAATAGCATGGGCTAATTGGGATTTACTTAAAAATTCTTATCATGGGCAAGCTGAAATAACCGGTTTAATACCTAATCAGATATTAATAAATCAGATGTTTGCAAATATAGCCTACTTCATGAGGATGATGGCCTTTGGTAAAGTTGTTTATGACAAAACTAGGATTAATAGTTGGAATAATGCAATAGGTGCTGCTATTGGTGTTGAAGGTGATACATTAAATGCAGTGCATCAATTGCAACCAGGTCAAATGAATCCAATGATTATGAATGCCTTTGATAAAGCAGTAACACTTACTAAGGACTTAGCTGGCGCCAATGATGCAGCGCTTGGGAATGTAGATCCTAAAAATACTAGTGCTATTATAGCAGTTCAAAAGCAATCAAGTATTCCTTTAGAAGCTGTAAAAGACAGAATGTATCAATTAATTGAGGACTTAGGGCTTATATGGCTTGATTTTATGATTAATAAGTATGATATAGAACGTAAAATCAGTTATAAGCAGGGTGATGTTACTCAGGTTGGTACTTTTAATGGTTCACAATATAAAGATGTGCCTTTCAAATTAAAAATAGATGTAGGTCCTTCTTCTTATTGGTCAGAAATTACTAGTTTGCAGACTTTAGACAACCTACTAGCACAGCAGAAAATATCATTTATTCAGTACTTGGAACGAATACCAAACGGTATTTTGCCTAAGAAACAAGAGCTTATAGATGAAATTAATACTCAAAATCAAGCTTTGGCTCAACAACAGGCTGCTCAACAGCAACAAGCTCAGCAAATGAGTGTTCAAAGTCAGCAAATGGCACAACAGACTCAACAATTACAGCAAGCTCATAAAAATTTACAATATGAGCAGATGGCTAAGTTTGTTGATACTTTAGCACCGAATGTAAGAGCCCAATTAGAAAAGTTACCTGATAATCAGTATGAACAGGCAGTCATGCAACTTATGGATGCACAAAAGCAAGGTAAATTAAATCCACAACTACAAAATAATAATATTAATCCAGGAGGAATGTAATAAAATGAAAAAGTATTTAGGAGTTAAATTAATTGAAGCTGAACCAATATCAAAAGAAGAAATGTACAAGATTGGAGATAGTGAAAATGGGGTTATACCTAAGACACCTGGTTATAAAGTAGTTTATCCTGATGGATACGTTAGCTGGTCTCCAAAGGAAGTATTCGAAAAGGCTTATATGGAGGTTTCTCCGAATCCTAATCTTAAATCAGATGTTTCAATATCTCAAAAAATGGTTGATAATTCCATAGTTGATTATGATGTTTTCACTAAGAAAGATAAAATCACTATAGTTGTTGCTACTTTGAGAAATGGATTTACTATAGTTGAGTCTTCTGCATGTGTAGACCCTGCAAATTATTCAGAAGAAATGGGTAAAGAAATTTGCATAGAAAAGATAAAGGACAAAGTTTGGAATCACTTAGGTTTTTTATTGCAATGTGGTGTAGGAGGAATAAAGTAATGAAAAAAGCAATGTTATCACAACCAATGGCTAATAAAACAGAAGAAGAAATAATAGCAACAAGAGAAAAGGCAATTAAAGTTATAGAGGAAAAAGGTTATCAATTGGTAAATACTTTGTTTACAGATGAATGGTACAGCAAAAATCAGATGGAATCTCGTGGAGTTGTCCAAATTCCATTATGTTTCTTAGCAAAATCACTTGAAAACATGAGCCTTTGTCATGCAGCTTATTTTTGCAAAGGTTGGGAAAAGGCAAGGGGATGTAAAATTGAACATGATGCTGCAGTTGCATATGGACTAGAAATAATATATCAAGAATAATAAGTAATTTTCAAGGACTTTACAATAAGTCTTTTTTTTATTGATTAAAATTCGCAGGTAAAGCGTAAAAATCCAAATTAGAAAGGAACAAATCATGGATGGAATAATTGAAAGCACTGTAAACGCAGGTCAAGGGAATGTCGTGGATTCTCAAACTCAAACAACTACAACTGAACCAGTAAAAACTGCTGAAACGACTGTAAATGCAGGTAATGGAGAAGTCACAACCTCCACAGTAGAAAATAAGCCAGTTCAATCTCAAGAAGAAAATGCCAAGTATGCTCAGATTCGCCGAGATTATGAAAGCAGATTAACTACAGAAACCCAAAAGGCTAGAGATAGCTTTATAGCTTCTCAGGGTTATTCTTGGAATGGTAAATCAATCACTACAGAAGCTGAATATAATCAAGCCTTAGCAGAACAGGCAGAGCAACAAAGACAAGAACAATTAAGACAGCAAGGCATTGACCCAAAGGTAATAGAAGAAGCAGTAAATAGTAATCCTGCTGTAAAATGGGCCAATGAATACAAATCCAAGCAAGAGCAAGAGCAGGCTAAGCAAAAGCAGTTTTTAGAATTTTCAGAAGCTTATCCTAATGTTAAGGGCGAAGAAATTCCGCCTGAAGTATGGCAGGAATTTAATAAAGGTACTCCTTTAAAAATTGCTTATGCTATTCATGAAAACTCTAAACTAAGAGCTGAACTAGAAGCAATTAAAAAAGGTACACAAACCAATGCATCTAATTTAAAAAATGCTCAAGGTGCTATAGGCAGTGTTACTGGACAAAGTAATTTGCCTACAGATTTTATTACTAAAGATGTATTTGAAGCCAATAAAAAAGACCAGTCTTGGTTAAGTAAAAACTATGATTTATTAAGAAATTCAATGCCAAAATGGTAAAAAAAAGAAAGGATGATATAAATGTCAGTACAAAATTTTATTCCAGAAATATGGACTACAGGTATTTTAAAAGAAAGAGATAAAGTAATGATCGCTGCTAAACATTGCATAAGAGATTATGAAGGAGAAATAAAGAAATCAGGGGATAGAGTTAAAATTCTTACTGTTGGTGATGTTGCTTCATATGACTATGTTAAAAATACGGATATAAATGCACCTGATCAATTGACAGATGAAGCTCAATGGCTTGATATAGACCAAGGTAAATATTGCCATGTTTCTCTAGATGATGTGGACGCTGCACAAGCTAATCAAAAATTAATGACTGAAGCACAGAGAAAATTAGGTATTAAGATGGCTGATGATGTAGACAAGCAGATATTTGGTCTTTACGGTGATGCTGGAAAGACAATAAATGCTTATACTACTGCTGTAACTAGTGCTAATATAATCACTTATTTAGCACAAATTAATCAATTATTCCAGGAAGCTAATGTTCCTGAAGGTGAAAGAAAGTTCCTTGAAGTAACTCCAGCTATCTACAACAAATTAATTCTTGCTAGAATAGGCAAAGAAACAATGAATACTAAGGTAATTGATGGTGCTAATGTACCTGTTCTTTATGGCTTTGAGATTTACGTTTCAAATAACTTAATAATTGATGGTTCTTCTCATCATAAATGCTTAGCTAGAACAGAAGGTGCTATAGCTTATGCTTCTCAGATAACTGAGAATGTGGCATATAAGCCTGAGAGAAGATTTGGAGATGCTATTAAGTCACTTCAATGCTGGGGATCTAAAGTTATAAGACCTAAGGAATTAATTTTATTTGATGCAGCTATCGGAGTTGAGGCATAGTCCTCGCTCCTATTTTTATTATGAAAGGAAATGATATTAAATGGCAGATATAGCAAAAACTAATGGTGTTAAAAATAATAGTGTTGCATTTGCTCCAGTAGCAATAGCAGCTTCTCAAACTATTGTAGTCTCTAAAGATGAAAGAATGTGTATATATGTTAATAATGCACAAGCTGGTGCTACAAATACTATTACTGTTAAAGCAGGCAATGGTATTGCAGGAGTAGCAGACTTAGTTGTAGTAGTTCCACAAGCGTCTTCTGTGATTATAGGGCCTTTGGAATCAGCTAAGTATGTAGATAAGAATACAGGTAAAATAACTGTAACTGCATCTACTACTACAACTACAACTATAGGTGTAATACAATTATAATAAAATTTAAATAGGGGGTAATATCCCCCTATTTTTTTACATGGAGGTAATTTATGAAATCATGTGAAAATTGCACATCCTATAAGCCTTTAAACAATCGAAAAGGGCAATGCTCTCATGCTAATAATGGAAAATCAGCAATAACGAAAGAAGTTAAAAGACATAGTTTATGCTCTTTTTATGTAGTTAAGCCATGAAGTATATAGATGAACCAAATTTAACAATAATTGATTATGAAAATAATTTGAAAGTTTTTCAGTTTGACAGCAAGGGAGAATATGAAACAACTGACAATAAAATAATAGAATTTATGGCTAAAAATAAGCCATGGATTAAAAATATAAAAAATAGAGCTAAAAAGGGGTGATTTAGATGCCTTCTACTGTTCAAGATATATTTGATTTAACTGTTGATTTAATAGATGAAAGGCTTGCAAGTGGTGCTGTAAATGCAACCACAACAGCAGTATATAAAGCTAGAACCCCTGGCATATTAAATTTGTGGCAGAATGAAATGGCCATAGAGTTATTAGTTACTACACCAACAAAATTAACAGCATTAACTGATAATATGAATATAGATTATCCAAACAATGCAGCTTACTTTTTGGCTTCACATTTACTTTTAGTAGAAGATCCTTCTATTGCTTCGTTTTTTAATGAAAAGTTTATAGAAACTAAACAAGTAATTATTAAAAACCGACCAGCAACTATTGAACCTATTATAGATGTATATGCAGATGAGAATGATAATGCATTTAATGGATATAAAGGCCTTGATGATAATTTTTATAACTTTTAAAAGGAGGGGTATTTATGGCTAGTATAAAAGTTCCAAAACAAATACCTCCAACAGAAATAAATAGATTTTTAGGATTAAATGAAAATATTGATGCTGAATATGGGCTTAAACTAGGTGAAGCTACAGAGCAAATAGGATGGCGTGTTACAAGTGGTTATCAGCTCAAAAGAATGGAAGGCTATAAAACAATATTTTCTGGATTAGTAGGAAATGTTCAAGGTATGTGGTATGGGAAGCTGAATGGAGCTTTCTTTTTTTTATTTGCAAATAATGGCCATTTATGGAGTGGTAATTTAACTAATGGTACTAAAACTGATTTAGGTATATTAACTGATGCCCCAACTCGATTTATTCCCTTCGGTAGCAAAGTTTATATACTTAATGGACATGAATATAAAAGCTTTGATGGTACAACTTTAACTACTGTAATTGGTTATAGACCTCTAATTGCTACTAATACGCCTCCTGCTGGTGGAGGAACATTATTTGAGCAAATTAATGTATTAACTGGTACAAAGCATCAAACATTTTCCCCTGAGGGAACTTCAAGTGCGGGTACTTCAACTATATTCCAATTAGCAGAATTAGGAATAACAAGTGTTGATTTTGTAAAGATTAATGGAGTTTTAAAAACATTAACTACTGATTATACTGTTGATTTAGTTAATGGTAAAGTAACTTTTGTTTCTGCTCCTCCTGGAGGAACTCCGGGAAGTGTAGATATAGGATGGACAAAAGGTACTGGACAAAGAAGTTTAATAGAAAAATGCTGCTTTGCCATGGATTATTCGGGTCAAACTGATTCAAGAGTATTCCTATGGGGCAGTACAGACTTTAAAAATAGAAGATTTTGGAGTGGTTTAGCTAATGGAGTACCTTCTGCAGAATACTTTGAAGCAAACTCATATGATGATTTAGGTAATGGACAATATGCCATTACTGATATTGTTAAAATGGGCGACATACAAAAGATTTACTTTGAAAATGGGGCCATGTATTCATATTATGCCACAGAAACAATTGGAGGACTTGTAACTGCAACTTTCCCTGTATTTGAATTATCAGATGAAATAGGGAATAAAGCCTTTGGACAAGTTCAAATTATTCAGGATAAACCATTGACATTATATAATGGAGTTCATGCCTGGGAGAATACAAACGTAAGATATCAATTAGCTCATAATCTTATTTCTCAAAGAGTGCAAGATAGTCTTAATGATGTAGATTTGAGTACTGCAATTACTTATAATTGGCAGGAAATGAAAGAATATTGGGTTAATGTAGGATCTATGGTATGGATTTATAATTATTTAAATAATACCTGGTATAAAAGAAAAAATGTGCCTGCAACCTGTTTTATAGCTATCAATGGTGAATTGTATTTTGGTACTAATGGAAGTATACAAAAATTTGATAAAACAATGCGTACTGATAATGGTACCTTAATTGAAACTATATGGGAAATGGGGTTTTATGATTTTAGTGTTGAATATCTAAAAAAATATATGAGTAAGTTTTGGGTAGGACTTAAGCCTGAAACAAAGACAAAGGTGGATATTAATGTTATTACAAATAATGAAGGCTTAAGCATTAAGCAAACTATTTCTTATAATTTATTAACATTTAAGCATATAGATTTTAAACATTTCAGCTTTAAAACATCCTATAACCCTCAGCCTTTTAGAGTACGTATGAAAGAAAAAGGGTTTGCTTATCTAAAAATTAGATTGAGTAGTGATAGCCTTACTGATGTTGCAACAATAATATCAATAAATATTTTAATAAGGTTAGGAGGTAAGATATAATGCCACTACCACAATTAGATACAGATGTAAATATAATACAATCACTTGATGATGAACCTAATGATGTCACAGGCTTAACACCACCTCAAGCAAAAGCTAAATTTGATGAAGCTGCTAATATAATTAAAGATTATATTAATCAACAATTAGTACCAAATGCTGCGACACTTCTTGATTTGCAAAATTTAATATTAGGTCAATTTCCTAATGGTATTGTAACAGATGATATGTTAAGTAATGCTGCAGGAATGGTTAAGGCGCAATTGGCAGATAATACGACAAAATTAAACAATTTAGAAATACTTTATTGGATGGGGGTAATATAGATGGCAAATACACCTAAAAAATTATATATAGGTACTCCAGGAACAGGCAGTGCCACAATTTATACCGTTCCAGCCAGTACAACAACAATTGTAAAAGAAATAGCGTTATGCAATACAACGTCTTCACCTGCTACTATTACTGTTACTGCTGGAGGAAAAAACTTAATTACTGCTTATTCAGTTTCTGCAAATGATACTGTAGTTATTGATATGACATTAGTATTAAATGCCACTGATATAATATCAGCATTGCAAGGTACTGCTAGTGCTATTAATTTATTCTTGAGTGGAGTGGAGGTGGCTTAATGGGAATTAGTAAATTACAACAAAGTAATGGTACAAAAAGCGTATTATTTACTTCATCTGGTAGTTGGACAGTACCAACAGGAGTATTAAATGTTAAAGTAACAGCGGTAGGTGCTGGTGGTGGCGGTGCTGGTGGTGGCCAAGCTTATGGTGGCGGAGTAGGTGGTGCTGGAACAAACGGTGGCGCAGGCGGAGTAACAAGTTTTGGCTCTTTATTGTCAGTGAATGGGGGTGCTGGTGGAAACGGTGGAGCAGGTGGAGTTTCCTCAGGCACAGGTTCAGGCGGAGTAGGTGGTGTTGGGGGTGCAATAACAGGTTTGATGTATGGAATTGCCGGATTCTCTGGTGGGAATGGAGCTAATGGAGTAGATGGAGGTTCTGGTGGAGCTGGTGGTAATGGTGGTACCGCTACAGTTAATTGGTGTTCTTATGGTAAAGGTGGTAATGGTGGTAATGGCAGTAGTACTGGTGGTTCTGGTGGTTCTGGTGGAGCTGGTGGAGGTGCTGGAGGAAGCGGAGCATTTGTTTCAAAATTTGACGCAATTGTTACTCCTGGTAATGTAATACCTGTCACTATAGGAACAGCTGGGACATTAGGTACTGGAGGCACAGGGAGCACTAAACCAGTTGGCTCAGTAGGCACAGCTGGAACAGCAGGTGCATTGTTAATAGAATGGGAACAATAGGAGGGATAACTCAATATGAAATTTTGTCAAATAGTAGATAATAAAGTACATTGGATATTTGAGGCAGATACTAAACCAGAATTTGCTCCATATATCATTATTAAAGATATAACAAACTTAAATCCACAGCCACAAGAAGGTTGGAATTATGATGAAAATACAGACACATTTAGCGAACCTGTACACACAGTTCCAGCACCTATCATAACAATGGAAGAGCTACAAGCTAATCAATTAACTATTATGAGTGCATTAGCAGACATATATGTGGCTTTACCACCAGCAGTTTAGGAGGGTATATTATGGTAGATTTATATGTAACTTTAATTAAAGCAGGGCTTAAAACGATAGATGATGTTCCATTAAAATTTAAAGCAGAAGTACAATCTAAATTAAATGCTTAGTTTAATATTTAAAATATTAGGAGGTAAAAACATGGTAGATTTATATGTATGTTTAATAATCAATGGGAGAAGGACTTTTGCACAAGTACCTATAAAGTTTCAGAGTGCAGTACATGAGGATTTATTAGCTATGGGGCTAGATGATAATGGTAATCCAATAGTTACACAATAGGAAATTATTGTACATTAGTGTGTATTAGTATGTATTAATACACACTATGATATAAAAGTATTGAAGAGTGGTATAATTACCCATAAGGGGTGGTTATATGTCAGCTGTAAAAAGACAAAACATAACTTTAGATCCAGAAATCTTTGAAGAGTTTTGCAGATATGCGGGACCTATGGGCATTAAAATTTCTACATGGATAAATGCAAAAATGAAAGAGTTTGTGGATGACCAAAAAATGCTTGAAGAAATGAAAAAAAATAAGAAGTAAAGGCACTCGAAAGGGTGTCTTTTAATTTTAAATTAAATGGAGGAATGTAAAAATGGTAAGAGCAAAATTTAAATGTATTGAAAAAGCAGAATTAATGACTTGGTATAACTGTAAGGCTATACCTTTCAGAGTAAAACTAACACCAGTACAAGGAGAACCTTTTGGAGATGCAACACCGTCAGGCAGTATGGATATGCTTATATTAAATAAAGTAGCTGCAGATCAGTTTATAGTTGGCAAAGATTATTTTGTAGACTTTACACCAGCTGAATAATTAGTTCGTACTTGTAGTAATTTATATCTACTTGTATAAACGTAGATATACCAATGGTTACAAGTGGATATAATTAAGAAACGGAGATTATGACGTCTTAAAGAAACAATTTAGAGAGCTCTGAAAAGGGCTCTATTTTTATTATTTATTTTTGAAAGGAGGTTCATTATGGCTTTAACAGGCAATGACCAAACTTATTCTGATATTATGAATATGGTTCAGAATGCTAAAGACCAAAATAGTATTAATGCTGCTAGAAACAGATTAGGTGAACTTCAAGGTATTGGTGCTGGTAATGCAACAAGTACATTTTCTAGCATTTTGGATAAAGCTCAGCAAGGATTAGCACAACCTCAAACACAACCACAAATACAAGTTTATGATCCTACAGCTGATATTAAAGCTATGGCCGAAGCTAAGAAGGCAGCAGCACTAGCTGGATTAAGTAAAGCTCATGATAAATCTTTAAGCGATTTAAGTTATGCAAAATCTCAAATTGAACCAGGCTATTATAATCAAAGAAATAGTGTGAGTACTGATGCAGATATTGCTAAAAAGAATTTTGCTGAATATATGGCTAGTAGAGGTATGACTAACTCAGGTACAGCAGCACAATCAGATATAGCTGATAATGTGGCTTTACAAGGTAATCTGGGTAATTTAGCTACTTCTGAGGCTAAAGCTTATGCAGATAATGCTAAGCAAGTTGGAGACATTAATACTGCTTTTAATAATGATATTGCTTCAACTGTCGCTGGAATAGATGCTACTACAATGCAAGATTTAATTAATTCGCAGCAACAATATAATACTCAAAAATTAGCTCAAGCAAATACAGATAGACAGTTTAATTATACAACTGGTAGAGATACTGTATTGGATAATAGATATAATGACCAGTTTAATTATCAAAAAAGTCAAGATGCTCTGCAGCAGAATAATTGGCAACAACAATTCGATTATTCGAAAGCTTCAGATGCTCAAAAGGCAGCTTTTAATCAAGCTCAATTTGATTATCAAAAAGAGCAGGATACAGTTAATAACACTTATAAACAAGGTTCTTTTGAATGGCAGAAGGCTATGGACCAGGCTAATTTAGATTTACAACGAAAGCAATTAGCAATTTCACAAATGAAAGCTTCTAGTAGTTCAAGTGCTTCTAATGGAGGAATGACTTCAACGCAAGCTAAAAACGATTTATTTGCAGAAGCGCAAAATTATATTGATAATGCCGATAATGTAAGCTATAGAAAACTTATAGAAGAAGATAAACAGGCTATTATAAATGCTTTTGGTATAGACACTTATAATAAACTTTCTAACATGTATTGGAATTGGATGGGAAGTGGTTATTAATGAGTAGCTGGAGAGATTATACAGGCAATAATAATTCTAATGGTGATTGGCGTAATTATGTATATGGAGCTAAAGAAGGTGCACAAAAGAGAATACAGTTTGATAAAGAGGTTAAGGACTCTATAGACAAATATCAAGCTTCTCAAGTTAAACCTGCAGATCCTAAGACTGATTCGTATCAAGAAGCACTTAGTAAATCTATAGGAATACAAGCCCCAAGTACACCTAAAACAGTAGAGGATAATGGCTTTTGGTCAAAGGTTAGAAATTTAAATTTAGAAAATACACCAGTATTTAAAGCTATAACTGCTCCTATTAATAAGCTTTACGAAATACCTTTTGCTCAAAGGTTAATTACTACTGCGGGTGAAGCTGTAGCTGGACCCGAAGCTTATAAAAACAATGATGGCTCAGTTATGCGTCCTATGGACACAGGTTCAAAGGTCGGTAATTTGGCAGCAGACGTTGTGGGAACTGGACTAGGTTTCGGTACAAAAGTACCAGGATTAAATACAAGTTTTCAAGGTGCTGCAAGTGATGCTGTAAAACCTTTGTTAAGTAAATTACCACAAGGCACAAGTAAAATAGCTGATTATGGTGCCAATGCTTTAAAAAGTGGTTTAGAATTTGGTGCATTGAATACAGTTCAAAGCTTATCACAAAATAAGTCGTTAGGTGAGAGTGCTTTAAGTGGGTTAGAGGGTATTGGGCAGGGTGCTTTATTTGGTACAGCTTTAAAAGGTGCAGGGGATATTCTTAAATTACCTCAAACTATAAAGAATACAAATAAAAATATACTTAATGATGCCTTTACTCAAAAGTTTGGTGAACTTCCTCCATTGGAAAGCAAACTAAATAATCCTAAAGGCATTTTAAAATCTTCTATTCCTTCCGTAGAGCTTTTAAATCCTCAAAACAATACAAATATACCTAATGCTAATTTAAAGCCTATAGGAAGTGAATTAAAGCCTATAAACACACCTTTAAAAACTATAGCTGCTGATATGGAAAAAGGAAACAGTTTAAATATTCCTATTTTAGATAAAGGTAATTTAAGCAAGGTTTATAGCAACACCTTACAGAAAACAGATGTATTAACTCAAGCTGAAAAAGATTTGTTAAAGCCTAATGATTTTACTTATGATGTTAAAACTGAAAAAGCTAGTTTAGAAGAAGCTAAAAATAGAATTGCTAGTAATATGCAAGGAGAAATTAATAAACTTAATAATAAAGATTTATATAGTGGCTCTGATGTAGATACAATGATGGGTATATTAGGCAATAAATATCTAAAAGAAGCACAATCAACAGGTGATTATACTCAAGTTTCTAATTGGCTTAAAAATGTAAGAAAAGCAGGAACAGAAGGTGGAAGAATTGTTCAAGCCTTTGCTAAGTATTCAAGAACAAAAGAAGGGGCTTTAGTAGAAGCACAAAGAACGGTTGATAATGTAGAAGAAGGTTTAAAGAAAACTAATCCTAAACTAATTAATGATATTAACCAAGAAACTAATAATTTAAAAAACGGATTAGATAAAGCTAAAAGTGAAGCAGGAACAGAAGTGCAAAAGTTACTTCCGGAAGATATGCTTGCTAGTAAAGTTTCTTCTACTTTTAATGAATCTAAGATTAAAGAGCCTAACTTAATAAATGATATGGTTAATGAGTTATTCAGAGTGGCAAAAGAAAGTCCATTACCAGAAAAGGTTGCAAGTGCGAAGCGTAGTCCATTAGAATTTTTAAGTGCAGCTATTCAAAATAAAGGGCAATATACTGATGTTTGGGGAAAAGCAAAGGATATAGTTAAAGCTAAATATACAGACGATCCACAGGCTTTGCAAATATTAGATGATTACTTTAATAAAGGCATAATCCCACAGTATTCAAATACCACTGTTGGTAATAGTGTAAAAACTTCAATTAAAGATTTAGGTAGTACACTAGATAATATCGCAAAGTCAACAAAAGGAAATAAAGAACAGTTTTTAACTGAATTAACGAATCATATTTCTAAAGTTACTGGTGCTACTGGGCAAGACGCTTCATTGTTAGCTGGTAAAATAAAAGAAAATTATGATAGCTTAGTAACTGAAAAATCCCAATCAATACTAAAACAAATGTTTAAAGATGTTCCACCAAAGCAACAAAAGAGCATATTAGGTAAAGTAAATGAACTAATAAATCTAGGTGCTTATGATGATTCTTCATTAAGGGATTTAATTAAACAAAAGAAAGGTTTACCAATATTAGATGGTGGCGATATAAAATTTATAACTGAACATATGGATAAAGCTTCGCAATTTCCAGAAGGTAGTTATGAGAATAGAATGGAAATGGCTAAAGTAGGGCAATTAATAGCAGAAAAACAACCTAGCACTAATATGGAAAAGTTTCAAGCTGTTCAAAGAATTGGTATGCTCTTGAATCCCAAGTCAACAGTTGTTAGAAATCCTTTAGGTAATGTTTTATTGAATGGTATGGAATCTATAAAGAATATACCTGGTGCCGGAATAGATAAAATGGTTTCTAGTGTTAGAGATTCAGAAAGAACTACTTTATTAAATCCAATGGTAAAAGGTAAGGCTGCTGCAGAAGGATTTACAACCGGTATTAGCGAATGGAGAAAAGACATAATTAATGGTGTCGATACTTCACCTGTGGGTGGAGGTGTTGAACTGCCCAATAAAACTAAAATATTTAATGAAAATGTTAGCAATCCAGTACAACGAACTATAAATAAGGCAGCTAATAAGATCCATTTTGTGGTAGGAAAAGCTTTAAAGTTAGGCGATACACCTTTTTATAATGCAGCTTATTCAGAAAGAATTGCAGAATTAAAAGCAATAAAGAAAACTGATATAGTTACTGATGAAATGAAAAATGATGCTGCAACTTATGGACTTGAAAGAACTTTACAAAATGATAGTGCCTTATCTTCTTTATTTACTGGATTAAAGCAAGCTAATTTCTTAAATAATCATCCAGGGGCAAAAACAATTTATCAAACTTTTGCTAACTTAATATTGCCTTTTGCGAAGACTCCGGCTAATGTACTTGATAAATTCATTATGTACTCTCCAGGTGGAATATTAAAATCTACAGGACATGCATTAGCTACTAAAGGTAAAGGAACTTTTAATCAGAAAAAATTTGTTGATGATATGGCTAGAGGTTTAACAGGCACAGGGCTTGCGACTTTAGGATATTTAATGGCTCAAAAAGGATTAATAACTGGTGCTAAGAATAGTAATAATAAAGTTGAAGGATTAGAAAATGCATTAGGCAAACAAAATTATGCTTTTAAAATTGGCGACACTTATCAAACTGTAGATTGGGCTTTACCTGCTGCAGCTCCATTAATGATGGGCGCTGATATTTACAACTCAATCAAAGGTAGTAGTGATGTGGGCACAGCATTAAAAGATGGTACAGGAAGTGCAGTTAATTTAATGTTTAATTCTACTTTATTACAAGGACCTAGTAAATTGGCAGGAGGATATAATCCAGCTGTTAGTATAGGAAATGCCTTACTAGGAACTACTACACAAGCTACTCCAACTATAGGAAAACAATTTAGCCAATTAGTTGACCCTTATGTAAGAGAAACTTATGATCCTAATCCTTTAAAACAAACATTAAATAAAACTATTGCTAGAATACCTTTTGCTTCAAAATCTTTACCAATCAAGCAAGATACTTTAGGAAATGATATTAAAGCTTTCCAAGGTAAAAATAATATATTTAATGTTATGTTTAATCCAGGGTTCTCAACAACTTATAAGCCTACTGACACACAAAAGGAAATAATAAGACTTTATAATGATAGTGGCGAAACGAGTCAAATACCTGGTGCTGCTCCTAAAGTTATACCGAAGACAAAACTAAATCCTCAAATAAACCTTAATGGGAAAGATTTATCAAATTACCAAAAATTAATAGGCGAAAACACATTAAAGGCTTATAATACAATTATAAATAGTGGGAGCTACCAAAATAAAGATGATGCCGACAAAGCAAAACTTTTGGCTGCTGCACTAGAAAAAGCTAAAAAACAAGCTACTTTAGAAATTGTAAAAGAGAAAGGAGTTTCTAAGTGATAAAGTTAATTTTATTTATAGCGTTAGTCTTATTAGTGTTATTTCAAGAGCCTATAAATAAGTTTTTTAAAAATAAAAATTTATATTAACATCAAAAAGAAGTCTTATTTCTAAGGCTTCTTTTATTTTTAATGAAAGTAGGTGCAAGATGAAAGATTGGTTTATAAAATACTGGCTAGAGGGCTTATTTAGTCTTATTACATCAGGTGTCGTAGTTGGTTATAGAAGATTATCTAAAAAGATGCATGAGCAAGATGCAATTAAATTAGGCATACAGGCTCTTTTAAGAGATAGGATTATACAAAGTTATAACCATTATATGGAGATGGGTTTTTGCCCTATCTATGGGCTAGAAAATATGAATGCTCTATATGTTCAATATCATGCACTTGGTGGCAATGGCATGGTAACAGAACTCATGGAAAAAATAAAAGATTTGCCAACAGAAATAAAGGAGGAATAACCTATGGCTTATGAAATAACACAAAATTTTATAACACAAAATCGTTCAGGAAGAATTTTAAAACCTATTGGCATTGTGCTTCATGAAACTGCAACTCCAGGGGCAACAGATGAAAATGAGCAAAGCTTTTATAATTCAGGAAATAGACAAGCTTCAGCTCATGCATTTGTGGATTATGATAGCATCACCCAATGTATTCCATGGCTTGAGCAAGCTTGGCACGCAGGGCCTACTGCAAACAGAAATTATATTGGAATAGAGCTTTGTCATTATGATGACTGTTTGAAATTTCCTCAGGTATGGAATAGGGCTGTATGGTTATTTGCTTGGGTGCATGTAAATATTTTAAAGCTAACAACTGTAACTAAAGATAATTTAATGTCCCATGCAGAAGTTAGTGCAAAATGGCATGAAACAGACCATACGGACCCAGTTAGTTATTTTAAGCAATTTGGTAAAACTGTTGATGATTTTAGAGTAGCAGTACAAGCACAAATAAATATACAAATTGGAGGTAGTGATATGAAAAAAATAGTTGTTTATCTAGGTGATGCTGATGTATTTGCAGCATTAATTGTATCGCAGAAAAATCAATGCCCACTAATGTCAAAAGCTGATTATGTAGCTAGTGGCTTGCAAGCAGACCAGGTTATTGAAATAGGCGGAAAGCCTAACAGTACAAGATATACAACATTTAAAGATGCTGCTGATTTAGTTTAATAGGGTGCTTAAATAGGTGCTCTTTTTATATTTAAAAAAATAATAAAATAAATGAAAGAAGGAATGTAAAATGTCAAATGAAAATATACAACTTTTAACACCTATAATAAACATCGTTTTAACGGCTATATTAGCCTTAATTAGCAAAGAGATAGTAAAGGTCGTACCAAAGGTAATTGAGTTTATAGTGGCTAAAATAGGCTTAACAAACTATCAAAAGACAAAGGCTATTGCATGGGATATATGGAACATTGTAGAAGAACATTTTAGAATAAATGAAGTCATTACCGATACTGTACAAGCTAAAGTAACTATGTTCCAGAGTCTTATAAAACAAAAGATACCCGGGATAACAGATGTGGAAATAGAAACTGTAAGACAAGCTATTGCAGGAGAATTTAATAAGGATAAGCCAGCTATAGTGCAAGCTATAGAGCAACCTATAGAAGAAGTAAAAGTTACCCCTATAGTAAAATATGTGGCTCCTGATGGAACAGAGCTACAGCCAGTACAAAATAATATAAATGCTCAGTAGAAATAGTGTATAATTTATGTAAATATTGATATCCTATATTTAGGAAAGCAAATGCAATAAGATAATTAACCCTGAGGAATGTCCTCAGGGCTTTTTTACTTTTAATCTTCATCTTTAATTTTATAATACTCTTTTATAATTTTTAAAACTAAATTACTTACAGATCTATCTTCATAGTCAGCTTCTCTTTCTAACTTTTCATGTATTTTCTTGGGTATAGTAACCGTTATCCTTGTATTTTCATCTTTAATCATAATGCATCACCCCATGCTTAAAGTATATATAGGGTGAAGCACTATGTCATAAAAGTGATGTATAGTGATGCACTTTTAATTATAAAAAATAAACCAATTCACTTAGTTCTACTTTTAGAGCTTCTGCTATTTTACAAAGTTCTCTTACTGTTGGGCTTTTTTTATTATGTTCCAACTCTGAAAGATAACTTTGAGATACATTAGCTAATCTTGCAAGCTGGGTTTGAGTCAATCCCTTTTCTAGCCTTATCTCTTTAATTTTAATATATGGTATCAT